ACATCATTGTCCTGAAGAATAACAAGGGAACTGAAGATAATCGTGTCCGTAAACTAGATTACTCCATTCAAATCAGTAAACTATTCTACGAACGTTTTATCAACAACGAAGACATCTCCCTCTTCAGTCCACACGACGTTCCTGGTCTGTATGATGCTTTTGGTACTCCTGGATTTGATGACCTATATCGCGCTTACGAATTTGATCCAGATGTTCCACAACGACGTATCAACGCTCAAGAACTCATTCTGGACCTTCTGAAGGAGAGAGCAGAGACTGGTCGTCTCTACATCATGAACATTGACCACTGCAACTCTCACTCATCCTTCAAGGATAAGGTGAACATGTCTAACCTGTGTCAGGAGATTACTCTCCCGACTAAACCTCTTCAACATATTGATGATCCTTTTGGTGAGATTGCTCTTTGTATCTTGTCTGCTATCAACGTAGGTAAGATCAAGAAACTTGATGAACTTGAAGAACTCTGTGATCTGACGGTTCGTGGTCTAGAAGAACTGATTGATTATCAGGAGTATCCAGTTGTTGCTGCTGAAATGTCAACACTCAATCGTCGCTCATTGGGTATTGGTTATATTGGTTTGGCACATTATCTTGCTAAGAATGGTGAACACTATGATGACCCTGCTGCTCTGAAGATTGTTCATGAGTTGACAGAATCATTCCAATACTATCTCCTCAAGTCTTCTAATAAGATCGCTCAAGAGAAGGGTGCTTGCGGATACTATAATCAGACAAAGTATTCGGATGGAATTCTTCCTATCGATACATATAAGAAGGACGTAGATGAACTTGCACAACCAGAATATAAACATGATTGGGATTCTTTACGGTCTGACATCAAAAAGTTTGGACTCCGACACAGCACGTTGTCCGCACAGATGCCTTCAGAGAGCAGTTCCGTTGTGTCAAACGCGACCAACGGAATCGAACCACCTAGGGGATACCTGTCCGTTAAGAAGTCCAAGAAAGGACCTCTTAAGCAGATTGTTCCACAGTATGCTACACTGAAGAACAACTACACTCTGTTGTGGGATATGCCTTCTAACGAGGGATATATCAAAATCATTTCGGTGATTCAAAAGTTCTTTGACCAAGCGATCAGTGGCAACTGGTCGTACAACCCAGAGAACTATCCTGATAATGAAGTTCCTGTTTCTGTTATGGCACAAGACTTCCTGACAACTTACAAATATGGATGGAAGACTTCTTACTATCAAAACACTTATGATGCTAAGAAGGACGGTGATGACGATTCTAAGGATGACATTTCTAAACTCCTCGATGAGCTCGCTGCTGCAGACGAGGACGATTGCGATTCATGTAAAGTTTAATCGGAGCATTCTATGGTAGAAGGTATGACAGTTTTCAACAAGCAAAAAGTTGACACCAAGAAGCAACCGATGTTCTTCGGTGCTCCACTAAGCGTCCAAAGATATGATACTTATAAGTATCCTGACTTCGATAAACTAACACAAACTCAACTTGGTTATTTCTGGAGACCTGAAGAGGTCTCCCTACAAAAGGATCGAGCAGATTATGCACAACTACGCCCTGAGCAGAAGCATATTTTCACGTCGAACCTTAAGTACCAAATTCTCCTTGACTCCGTACAAGGTCGTGGTCCTAGCATTGCTTTCCTTCCTTATTGCTCTCTACCCGAACTAGAGGCATGTATGGAAGTCTGGGGTTTCATGGAAATGATTCACTCACGCTCTTATACATACATCATCAAAAATGTATATTCAGATCCCACTGAGGTTCTGGATACTATTCTTGAAGATGAGAAGATCATTGAGAGAGCGAAGTCTGTAACCGCTGCTTACGATGACTTCTTGAAAGCAGCACAGGAATGGGGTGCTGGTAAACAGTGGGAACATGCACTAGAGCATCAGGAAGGTGCTCAGTGGGAGAGGAAAGAACTCAAGCGTAAACTGTATAGAGCAGTCGCTAATGTTAATATCCTTGAGGGTATCCGCTTCTATGTTAGTTTTGCTTGTTCTTTTGCTTTCGGTGAGTTGAAACTCATGGAAGGATCTGCAAAGATCATTGGACTTATTGCCAGGGATGAATCCCAGCATCTTGTATTGACTCAGAAGATTCTTAACAAGTGGGCACAGGGTGATGACAAAGAGATGCAAGAGATTGCACGAGAAGAGAAGGAGAACGTTGCACAGATGTTTAGAAATGCTGTGAGCGAAGAGAAAGAATGGGCAGAGTATCTGTTCAAAGATGGATCTATGATCGGTCTGAATGCTAAACTCTCGTCTCAGTATGTTGAGTGGGTTGCTAACCGTCGTATGAAGTCGGTTGGTCTAGAACCTGCTTATGACATCCCTGCTAAGAACAATCCTCTGCCTTGGACAGAGCACTGGTTGAACAGCAAGATGATGCAGAATGCACCACAGGAAACTGAGATTGAGTCTTATGTTATCGGTGGCATCAAACAAGACATGAAGAAAGAACAGTTTGCAGGATTTAGTCTATGAGTGAACCTACTTGGGAGTTGCGCGAAGATCATATCGCAATCTTTGATAACTTTTTTCCCGAAAAATTGTTGGATGATTACATTAGGTACTTTGATTTTTATTCAAACTTCAAGACCTATGATGTAAATACCGATAATAAAAACTATGTTTATCCTAGAGCAAGCGATAGGATTAAAGATACTAATATAGACACCATTACATCTACGTTCTGGACACAGGATTATATGGATGTATCCATGGTATCTCATGACATGGTAAACATATTTTTTGATAATATATACCCACTCTATACTGAGAAGTATTTTGTCCTGGGTGCTAGTTCTAGACATTCCATCTTTGAAGTCAAGGTGCAGAAGACTATGCCCACTGAGGGTTATCATGTCTGGCACCATGAAAAGGATGCGTTCAGAACTAGAAATAGATTGATGGCATTCATTCTGTATTTGAATGATGTGGAAGAAGGTGGTGAGACAGAATTCTTGTTCCAGAAGTTTCGGATGAAACCGCAGAAGAATCGTCTCGTCCTGTGGCCTGCAGGATACACTCATACCCATAGGGGAAACCCCCCTCTAAGCGGCGAGAAGTACATCGCAACGGGATGGGTTGAGTTTGGATCGATGGACCTCTAAGACCCTTCTAGCGCCCTCTGAGGCGCTTTTTTAATGCCCGCTTGACAGACTCCTGAATCGTCGGTAGAATAACACTGTAGGGGTTCAAGGGACACCTTAGAACTAAATACTTAGAGACTTAGAGGTGTTATGGAATGGAGAGAGTGGGCGCTAAGACATGCTGTTATGATGCCTGAAGAGAGAGAACTTATTAAGAACGGACCTAAGAGTCTGGCGCAAGCATGGAGAATGCAAGTTCTTAAGAATAAGTATCTCAAAATGCAAAAGAATAGGGTAGCAGATCCCTGGGAATAAATATGAGGAACTGATGTTATGAAATGCAAGAACGAGGGTGGACCTATCTGGAACAAGATTTTGATTCTGATTCTATTCTGGACTTTTATGGTTTTGTCTATCTCATTACCAATCTCTCAAACGGACGAGCGTACATTGGGAGAAAGTATTTTTGGTCGTTCAGAACGCCACCAGGGAAGAAACGAAAAGTAAAACAAGAGAGTGATTGGAAAAAGTATTATGGATCCTGTCCAGAACTTAAGGAGGACATAAAGAAGTACGGTAAACACAACTTTAAGAGAGAAATCCTTTCACTACATAAGACGAAGGGTCAGTGCAATTTTGAAGAAACTAAACAATTGTTTATACATAATGTATTAACCGAGTCCATGGACGACGGTTCTCCTCGGTACTACAACTCCAATATTCTTGGACGGTACATGAGGAAAGACTACTTCAAAGGGGCTTGACACCCCACCGCTCATCTGATATTCTATACAAGTCAAGTCAAGGAGGTCCTTCCGATGATCGCTTACGATTCTTACGACGATTCCCGTGTCGTGGATATGACAACTGAAGCACTCATCGATCAACTCCACTCACTTACCAGTGAGGGTCGTCTGAGTGAAGCAAAAGAAGTTGCTCAGAAGATCCGCGACTTGCAAAAAACTCCCAAGTCTGCTATTATGTCTTGGTCATGAGGGTCCATAGTTAAGCGGATATAACCACCGCCTTCTAAGCGGTTGTCCCAGGTTCGATTCCTGGTGGACCTGCCTTTGTGATTTCTTTATTATGAAACAAACTATTCTGCTTGAGCGTTTTCCTTACCGCTACATCCAGCGTGGTAAACTAGAGATCAATGGAATGCCCGATTGTCGCATTCAAAAAGTTGATTCATATACAGGTCAATACAAAGATATGTACCTGTGTGATAATGAAATGCAGTTGTTAACTGCTATGGAGGATCATGACTACACCTGCTGGTTAGATCCTGACAATGTTCCTGCTTATCGTAAAGACGAGGTATCTGCATCATGATGGACACAGTAAAGTATCAACTCGAACGTGCTGAAGATGCACTTCGTACTGCAATGCAGATGGGTTCTTCTAGTGAAGACCCATATCTTTTGAAACAAATTGCAGAAAGTATTAATACTATCAGTGGTCTACGAACCAACTGGCGTTTTAATCAACCCGAAGAAGTGAAAGAGAATATTTCTTTCACTACTAATCTTGATGGTCCTGATCGAGTAATGGATTATTATAATCCTGATTACAATGTCAGTCCTATCTTCTCTGCATATTCTTCTGATACTATTTCCTTTGGAAATAGCACTTCGTCTCCTAGTATAACTACTTTTGGTTGACGCTTATGTCTTCGGAACACAGACCAAGGTGTTGCCCTGGTGGAGTCAATAGACCCAAACAAAATCCTGGAGTTAGAAATCAAATGTCTCAGAACGATAAACCAGACTATCCATCTCTTGCAAGACAAGGTGTAAACCTTGCTAAACTTGCAACTGCTGCTGCTCGTCAAGCAGTTGCTGGAAATGCAATTTATTGTACTGCAGAACAGAAAGCACGACGATTGGCAATCTGTCATTCGTGTCAATGGTATGATTCTAATCAAGGTCGATGCAAGAAGTGTGGTTGTTTCCTACAACAAAAAACATCTATCGCTGCTGCCGAATGTCCTATTGACAAGTGGAAAGCAGAACTCTAAAATGCCCGTCTTGGGATGACGTTAAAAGCACCCTGGTCGGGATCAACCCCCCTTTACATTGTGTCTAAAATATGAAAACTCATAAGATCTATTATCATGAATATTCTGGGGATGGACCTGATGACGTATTGAATTCACCCTTCACTGTTGAAGGTATTGGATTCGGTTTGGAATCAGAAGGTCGTACAGCACCGAGAGATGCGATCTATTCACCCTGTCCTGCGTGGAAACATAGGATCAACAGACTGTTCACTGTAAGATCTCCTGTGGACCTTGACTGTATTGTCGATCGTCCAAATGAATATATCAATTCAGCAGGTTTGACACAACAACAGTTCGATGATTACTTTTCGGCAACGTTTGCTGGCAACTGGTGTTCTCCTGAAAAAACAACAATCCAGTTAACGGTGCCGAGGTTCATCTTCTGGACGGAAAGCGAAAACATTTGGATAGAACAAAGACCCCACCCTTTGACTTCATTATATAATAACTTAGTATGTGTTGGTGGTTGGTTCAACATCTCCAATTGGAATCGTCCCACTAGTTTCGCTTTCGATATTGTCAATACGGATCTACCTGTTATAATCAAACGTGGTGATCCTCTTTGTCAGATGTCTTTCTATTCACCCAACTTGGATGATGGATACATAGTACAGAGGGCAGAACCCCCAGAGGATGTTGTACGTCTGGCGACACGAACATCTGATGTGGTGAACACCTTTGCAAGAAATATCCCTCAGGACATTATCAATAGACTCTTCAAAAAGAAAGAGTCAAAATGTCCCTTCCATCATCTCTGGAAAAGGTAGGTTTCTTTGTTCCTAAAACAAAGTGGTGCGGATGGGATAACTCCCGCCAGGTTTCTTGTTTCCTGTAAAAGAACAAGTGGCGTGCATGAACCCTCTGATTTGATATGGCAAAAGTAAACACTTCATATTATATTCCTTCTGGTCTTGACAAAGACTTCTGCGAACTCATCATGAAAAAGATGCAGAACGTAGAACTCGAAGATGCGAAGACTTTCTCTAACGATCGTATTCGTGCTTCTAAAGTTCAGTGGATGAATACTGATAGTTGGATTGCTGGGATGATGCAATCGTGGGTGCATTATGCAAACATGAATGCATTTCATTGGGACCTGTCAAGTTGGGATGAAAAAATTCAGTATACGGTGTATAATAAAGGGGACCGATACGGTTGGCACTGTGATAATGAGCATGGACCTGCTCCCGAGTTTGTCCGTAAGGTTAGTATCAGTCTATGCCTGTCAGATGCTTCTGACTATGAAGGGGGTGAGTTGCAAATTAAACTTGGCGACTCTGTACAAAACATCAAAATGTCTTGTGGAGATGTTATGGTATTCCCTTCAGATGCTCTGCATCGTATTAGGACTATCACATCGGGAACTCGCGTATCCCTGGTAGGATGGTTCGGTGGACCTAGATTTGTCTAGGTTTTTTATGTCGGTATGGCGGAATTGGTAGACGCGCTGGGTTTAGGTTCCAGTGTCTTTATGACGTGGAGGTTCAAGTCCTCTTACCGACAC